GCAAAGGAAGCCAGCCATCGCAGCGTATTCGTTGCTGGCTGGCGACCCGCTATAGGATGGTGTGGAGCGCTTGCCTTATTTTTTGCTTTTATATTATCTCCATGTATTGATTGGTATGCAAAATTTTCAGGTATGGATATTGTCCCACCTGCCATAGAAACTGGTCCCTTACTAGCAATTGTCACTTCAATGCTCGGCGTATCGGGTCTCCGCACTTTTGAGAAGGCAAAAGGATTAACTAAGTAATGGCAATACCTAAATCACCAGGCATGGGCGTAAGACAACGTATTGCTAATGCTGCAAACTTGGGAAGAAATATTGCAAGAAAACCTATTGGTGACCCGACAGGTCAAGGTTTGAAAGGTAAAACTTTAACAGGAGGAGCAATGCAAATAAAAAGAAATGTAGGAACAAAAGTTCCTGAAACAAAAAAGAAAGGTGGAATTGTAAAAAGTTCTGCTCAAACATCGGTTATTAAAGGAGCTCAAGTAAAAGGTTCTAGAGAAGGTTCGGTTATTAAAGGACCTAAGGCTAAAGGTTCTAGAGAAGGCTCTGTTATTAAAGCCAAAAAAGGAGGATGGATTCAAGATGCTATTAAAAAACCTGGTTCTCTTCGTAAATCTTTAGGAGTTAAAAAAGGAAAAGATATTCCTGTAAGTAAATTAAATAAAGCCGCAAAGAAAAAAGGTAAAATGGGACAAAGAGCAAGGTTGGCTAAAACATTACGTAGTTTTAAAAAATAATGCCTTTTAAATCTGCTAAACAAAAAAGATATTTATTTGCTAATAAACCTAAATTAGCAAAAAAATGGGCAAAAGAATATAAGGAAGGAGGTTCTATAAAATCTAAAGCACTACCTTTAAAAGGTAAATTTAAAAATCTTAATAAGAAAAAACAACCAATGACAACTAGAGTTGTAATGAAAGGAGCAAGATAAAATGTCAGAAGTTTTAAAAAAAAGAATACGGGACCACGAAGGGTTCATTGCAAAACCTTACCTAGATTCATTAGGAAAGGCTACTATAGGCTACGGTCATCTCATTACAGATGAAGATAATTTTGAAAATGGTAAAGAATATTCTAAAGATGAATTACTAAAATTATTTGATAAGGATTTTGCAAAAGCAGAAATGGGTGCTAACCAATTAGTAGGTCATATTCAAGAATTACATATTGAAGCAAAAAATATAGTAACGGAAATGGTGTTTCAACTTGGGACTCAGGGGGTCAGAAATTTTAAAAATATGCTAGATGCCCTTGAAAATAGGGATTACCAAAGGGCGAGCACCGAAATGCTGGACTCGAGGTGGAATGCACAAACACCAAATCGTTGTCAAAATTTGGCAAAAATTATGTCTACATGCAGTTAGGAAAAGATTTATATAAGGCGCTATTAAAGCGTTATGAACATGAGATAGCAGATGCTACCGCTCGATTAAAAATTTATTTTGAAAATCCTGTAGGAATTGGCGAACATCCTCAACATACTGAGGAAATGGATAAATTATTAAGTCAACTCTCTTCTGCTGAAGATAATAAAGAAGCATTAGAAAAAAATTTTAAAAATATGTACGGGTTGGATCACGAATAATATGGATATTATAAAAGTTGTTGAATGGTTAAAAAAAATAATAAAAACTAGACAAGATGCTGTAGAAACCGCTATAACAGCAGATGTAAAAACTTTAGAAGAATATAAGTATCTTTTAGGGAAATTACATGCTTATAGAGAAACAATTCAGGAACTCACGGACCTGCTACAAAAACAGGAGCAATTAGATGACGACTTTAAAGACTAATACCAAACCTAAATTAATAGTTCCAAAACATGTTTGGGACACAAAAACCCCTGAAAAACAAAAAAAAGAATTAGAAAAAGTCCCACGACCTGCGGGATGGAGAATGGTTTTATATCCTTTAAAATTGGAAAGTAAAACATCTGGCGGCTTACATCTTACCGATGACACAATAGAGCAGTCTCAAATTGCTACTAATATATGTAAGGTTTTAAAAATGGGGTTAAGTTGTTATAAAGGTCAACCAGAAAAGTTTCCTGATGGTCCTTGGTGTAAAGAAGGAGATTGGGTTCTCATTACCAAATATGCGGGTTCAAGAATTCGCATTGAAGGCGGTGAATTAAGAATAGTCAACGATGATGAAATACTGGCAACCATTGATGACCCACGAGATATTTTGCCAGCAAACATTTTATAACATGGAGGCACCATGCCAGAAGTAGAAAAACTAAAATCAGTATCAGAACAAATGGTTCCGATTGATACATCAGGAGAGTCCGTTGATGTAGAATTAAAAGAAGATAAATCCAAAGAAGATGATGTAATTGCTACAGAAGAAGCAGTAGAAGAAAAAGTAGAAGAAAAAGTAGAAGAAAAATCTACGTCAGAAAAAGAAGAGGCAGAAGAATATTCTCAATCGGTTAAAAAACGTATTGATAAAATGACTTTTAAAATTAGGGAAGCCGAAAGACAACGCGAAGAAGCTTTGAAATATGCTCAATCTATTAAAAGAGAACGTGATGAGGCTGTAAATAAAGTTACTCAAATTGATGCAGGGTATTTAGATGAATATAAGAAAAGAGTTTCATCTGAAATGGAAAAAGCTCAAAATATTTTACAATCAGCAATTAATGCAGGTGATGCTAAAGCCCAAGTAGAGGCAAATAAAGCAATTGCGCGTTTGGCTATTGAAGAAGAAAGAGCAGATGTTTCTTTAAAACAAAGAGAAAATGAAAAATCTAAAAATAAAATTAAACCTCAACCACAACCACAACCACAACCTCAACCTCAATTACCTGACCCAAAAGCAGAAGAATGGGCGGGAAAAAATGAATGGTTTGGAAAAAATGAAGGTATGACTTACACCGCTTTATCAATTCATAAAAAATTAATTCAAGAAGAAGGATTTGACGGAAAGAGTGATGAGTATTATAAAGAACTTGACAAACGAATTAAAAAAGAGTTTCCTCATAAGTTTGAGGATAAAGACAAGAGCAATCGAATAGTTCAGACGGTTGCCTCTGCAAATAGATCGACTAAATCTGGACGCCGCACAGTGAGACTCACACCTTCACAAGTTGCGATCGCAAAAAAACTTGGTGTGCCCTTGGATGAATACGCAAAACACGTGAAGGAGGCGTAAATGGAAAAAACTGAAAATAAAGTTGAACAAATTAAAAAGACCTCACGCAAAGCTGAAACCCGTGAAAAGGTTGCTCGTAAAAGAGGATGGGTTCCTCCATCAAGCTTAGAGGCACCAGAACCACCTGAAGGATTTCATCACAGATGGGTTCGTGAATCGTTTAGAGGTGAACCAGATGAGAAAAACATCATGGGTCGTCTTCGTTCGGGTTACGAATTTGTTATGTTAAGTGAATATCCTGATAGGTTAGATTTACCGTCTATTGCTGATGGTAAATATAAAGGTGTTATAGGAGTTGGTGGATTATTATTAATGAGATGTCCTATTGAAGTTAAAGAGGATAGAGACGCTTACTTTAGGCGCTTGACCGATGACCAAATGGCTTCTGTTGATAATGATCTAATGAAAAACGAGCATCCAAGCATGCCTATCTCAAAAGAGAGGCAGAGCAGAGTAACCTTTGGTGGAAAAAAAGACTAATTCGTAGGATTTTTGACCTCCAAAACTATTAAAAGGATAACAATATGGCAAATATTGATAGCGCATTTGGTTTAATTCCAATTGCAAAGGTTGGTCAAAATCCAAATAATGGTGGTTTAACTCAATACACAATCGGTGATAATCAAAGTACAGCTATATTCACAGGGGACCCCGTTACATACAAAAACGATGGAACTGTGGAAGTTGGAACTGCGAGCACTGCATTTTGTGGCGTGTTTAGAGGATGTTTTTATACTGATCCCTCTACAAGTAAACCAACATGGAGACCCTACTTTCCTGCTTCAACATCACCTGGTGATGCAGTAGCATTTGTAGTAGATGACCCACAACAATCATTTATAGCTCAACAAGATTCTGATTCAGTTAATCTTGTAGCAGCAAATTTAAACGAAAACTGTAATCTGGTTTTCGGAGCTGGTAACACCGTTACGGGTGTTTCTGGTGTTGAAATAGATTCAAGCAGCAAGAATACTACTGCTACTCATCAAGTGAGATTAAT